GGAGTTCTTTAAGCATTTGCGCTCTTGAAATTGCCATTGCCTAATTCTCCTTAAACGCCGAGCTTGGTTTCGTAAGCGTGGCTCAAAGGCAAGTAAGTAACGATACAATCTGTGAATGCATCACCTACAGTGCTGGTTGGGCCATCTACGAAATCAACGACACGCAGTGGTAATGTATTGGTCGTAGCAATAGAGCCGCCGTCTAAGGCGTTCTTGCTTCGTCCGATGGAGGTTGATCCCGCAGTGTTAACTGCTGAGATGTTGTTTCCAAGTCCAGTTTGAGCAATAGCTTCATCACCTTGCATACGGAACAACAACTTAGGATCGTCAACGACATAAGCAACAATGTCATCCGCAGCAGTTGATGCTGGGAATTGCTGATTAAATGTCTTTTGGTTTGTTGAAGGGTCTGTGTAAGCGCAGCCTACAAAGATTCCAACAGTGCCAGCAACAACAGAAGTTGTTACGGCGGCTTTTTCAACGGTGCCAGCAGCAACCAATTTTACGAAATCGCCATAAAAAATAGCAGTTCCGTAAGCATTGGCGATCTTAATGTGACGAACTTTGCCCGAAAAAGAGCCGCTCGCACTTAAAGTATCAACTGGTTCAGCACCCATAGGGGTTGCAGCGGTAGCCATAGTGGTTTCCTCAAGTTAATCAACCAACCCCTTGCCAGAGGTTAGTCCTTACCAAATGAAGACACCCGTGTGCTTCGCTCTGGATTGAGCAGCGGCATACGAGGGTCGTTTTCGCGCAAGAAATTATTGTCCACGGATTGCATTTGATTATCAGCTACCTGTTCAAAGTGCTTAGTACGAGCATCCATTCTGGCTTTGTCAGCCTTGCATAGAAGCAAACCGCCAACCTCTATATTGCCCTCAAACTGAGATCCAATATCAGAGGAAAGCATAAGCTCAGGATGATCCTCTGCCTTTACAGGCGTCCAACCTTCCCGAAACATTCTAGACACATGAACATTATCTGATTCACCAAGGGTTTTAGTTCTAACCCACCGAAAAACCCAGCCATCTTGAGGCTTCGGGTCAGGCAGGATGGAAGCTGGAATCCATGAATCACTAGGTCTTGCAGACGCTTCTCGCGTCTCGTTTTCTCTTGGGGTGCGCTCTTCAGTCACTGTTTGCCCTCCTTGATGAGTTGCATTGCGTACTGTTCATTGGTAAGCCCGATACGCTTGGCGAGAGCAATCTGGCTGGCCGTTAACCGTATTTTGCGCGGTTTAGCACCGTTACTCCTAGAGGAGGGTGCCACCACCGACGAAGGCTGACTAGCAGTCACGGACGCGCTACGGCCATCTGTATCGCTTGAATCCTGCCAGTCAAAGTCTGGATACCGTTGACGCATAGTAGCGTCTATGGTCTCAAAGTATTCCGTTGAGTTAGGTGCCACGCCTTTCTTAACTAAAGCGGTGTGAACACCATATGCGGTGCTGGTCATCTCTTCATAACCATCGCGCATAAACCAAGGGTTGTTTGCCGCCCATTCTTGAGCTTGCGGCTCAACCTGTGGCTGAGCTTGCTGCTGGGCAAACTGTTGCTCCCTTGCTAGTTGTTGTTGATAAACCTGCTGTTGGTACGCATCGTCCGGCACACTAACAGGCTTTTTAGCTAACGCCTGCTCGTACTTACCTGCTTCCGTAAGCTCTGATTGCGCCCTCATAAGACTTTCTTGAGCGGCAACAACATTGTCTGTGTCGCCCTCTTCGTAAGCCTTCTTGTACTGCTCTCTTGCAGTCTCAAGGGCCAACTGAGCCTTATCTTTTATCTGGCTTATCAACGCTGCTTCACCGCGATTTATCAAAGATTCGTATTCTTTGTTCTTTGCGGTGACTGCTTGAGCGTAACTTACAGCTTCTTCTCTTAGGCGCTCAGCCGCTTCGCGTTGCCTGCGCTCTTCGTTTTGCTCGTATCGAAGCTTGTTTATACGTTTTTGTACACGCTCACTGTAACCTGAAAGCTCATCGTCATCGGAATCATCAGCAGATGAGTCTACTTTGGGTGCGCGACGATCTTCTTCCGGGCGGTCATCAACAATCTCTAGCTCTAAATGCGAACTAGAATCGGCGTCCTCGTTATCTTGAGATCGACCAATAGTTGTCTTGACACCAAAAAACTTTTCTTCAGCAGAGGACTCTTGAGTCTCCATCGCTTCTTGCATTTCACTCATACCTTCACAATCCCCCGTGGATCTTCTACGACAGCTTCAACACTATCGTCGTTAATCAAGCGGAACTCTTTGTCGTGAACCTTAAATCTGGTTCCAGAATAAGACCGCATTAATATGAAGTCGCCCTCCTTGCAGGATGGGCCAGACGGGAATCGCTGTGAGTCGCTGTAAGCGTCCGGGCCTAAAGCCAAGACCATACCTACAATTGACCCTATTTCTTCATTGTGCAGCGTTTCGGTAGCTTTAATTATGCCACCAGCCGTCTTCTCTTCGGGTTCAGGTAAAGCAATAAGTATTTTGTAGCCTCTCGGTTGAGGCAATTGCTTTGCTTTGCGTGACTGCTCATCTTCTTGCGAGCTTGTGTCATCGTTTATTGCTAATGATTCGCTCATTAGTTTTCCTTTGCACTGGAAAAAAGCGTCCAGAGTCGCTTGCACCGCTTATGCGGAGAATCAGTTTTCTTCTATCCTATTCTTCAAGTCTAGAAGTTCACGTTCTGCCAGGGCCAATCCTTCAATTATCCCGCAGCATTTTGTGTATTCACTAAAATCCTTACAGCCACCACCTGCTATGTGGTCACTGTACTCATTCATTTGGTTGCGAAAAGACTGTCTTAGGAAATCAAAAGAGTTTGTTGGAGAAAATTTATCCATCCAATAGGTCTTCCGCTATATCCTTTCCAATCTTTAAGCCCTCTATTTGCTCTTTAGAGCTTATTCTTCGGGCTTCCAACTCGTTTCTTTCTTTGTCTTCAGCAATCCTCAAAGCAAGCTTGGCTTCTTCGGTGCGCTCTTGAAGACTTAGCTTCGCCTGATCTAGCTGAGATCGTTGAACAGCCTTCTGCATATCCAACTGTATCTTAGCCATTTCGGACTGAGCCTTAGTTTGCGCTTCCATCTCTTTAATTTGCAACTCTTTTTGTTGCATCTGTATTACTGGATCTTGTGCCTGCTGCTGCGCTTGTTGAGCTTGTGCTTGCTGTTGATTCTTTCCTTTAAGCTGTTCTGCTGCTGGAGCTACCAGTTGAGATATACGATATTCAATGTCTTCAGGTAATGGCTCGCTTGGAGGAGGCAATTGCACACCAAGCTGCTTTTCAATCTCCATCCTGTACTGAAACGCCAAGTGTTCCTGTATATGGGACGCAAGAGCCGCTCCCGCTTGTTTAGCATTCGGACTCTTAGACATGATCTCCATAATCTTAGGATCTTCTACAAGAGATTTATGAGCCAGTATGTGGGCTTCATGGTCTTGGTAGATAAATGCCTTAACAGGCTCTCCGTTAATGATGTTCATGTTCTCAGAAACAGGATCAACTGGGGTCATTTCGTCTTCAAGCGGAACAATCTTATCTGCATCACGGATATTAAGGATTTCAAGCATTTGTCGGTGTAACAAAGGCAAATCGTACATATCTGGAGCTTGAGCAGCCAATTGTAGTGCTGCTTGGTACTGCATAATGCGCTGTGCCATCGTTCCAGCGTTAGGATCACTAACAGGAATGATGTCAACGCGGTCATCAAAGTCCTCACGGGTCAAATCCCGCCCATCTTCAGTGTATGGGTACTCTTGAGGGCCAAAATCTCGCACAATATCGGACAAAAGACGCAATTCAACGCGCATAGAGGCATGTAAACGGGCTTGAACCGCGCTCATTACCTTCATAGAGCGTTCCATAATCGCTAAAGTAGTGCCAACAGGCGCTTCAGCGTTCATATCAGCCGCTTTTACGTCCCCAGCAGAGGCAAAACGGCGTCCTTCCTCTACAATATCGCCCATAAGCTGGTACAAAACCGTGCTTGGCTCTTTGTAAGGCAAAAATCGGATGTTATCTTGGATTGTGCCGCCCGGAACGTCCACATCACGGAACTCTCCCGGCATAATTGGCGTGTCATCGCCCTTAATTCGCAATCCTCTAGACTTCAAACCGCCCGGAAGGTTGGCTAAGGTGCCTGCATCTACCAACTGGCGCAGTATTGATGTCGCTGACTTGGCTAAACCGCCAATCATGTGGATCAATCCGAACCCATAGAAGCCCAATCCGGGCATATACTGGTAGTGAACGTAGTGCTGACGTTTTAATTTGTCAGGATCGTTCTCGTAGTAGTTCCTTCGGATAGCCAAAATCGTTCTAGAAGACAATTCAATGCTTACGACATACGGCAATTGAATGCCTGTAGGCTCACCCTTGTCAGTATCCTCAAACCCCTCAAGGTCTAGATCAACCATCATCTCTAAAATGGTGTGCCTGCTGTCATTTTCATAGCTTGGGCTATCGCCAGTAAGCTCATTGTACTTATCTAGAACCCTATCGGAGTCACTGCTTGATGAGGGAGAGGGCAAATCAACGTCAGCATAAAACCCAGAAACTTGAGACTTTCTTATTTCATTACCAGTGCGCTTCATTATGTGAGTTGCGCGTTCACAGGTCATAAGATCAGAAGCGCCATAGCTCACAACAAAGTCTTCAGCGGGAACAAACATGCTGCAAGGGCGATTCATGTTCGTATCAAAGTAAATCTTTCTAAAAGCAGATCCAGCCAGAGGCAAAGAAAACAACATCTTTTCCGTTTCTGACCTGTACTCAGTCATCTTTTCTGTGACCAAGTAGTTCAAGTAGTCCTGTACTCGGTTGGCTTGCTTCTCTTTCTCAGAGTCCATCTTGCCAACGATGGTTGTCTTTACTGGCCCTCTCGCGGGAAATAGCTCTTGTATTGCTTGAGACTGAAAACGAATTACTGACTCAGTAAGAAGCGGGTGAAAAACACCACAAGCGCCATCCCAAGGGGTTGATCTTTCTTCATGCTTCAGCCCAAGAAGATCTAATCCCTCTATGTAAGAACGCTCCCAATCAGAACGGCTCTCTTTGTCTGCCTTAAAAGCACCAATTAGATCAGACGCTAGTCCATCAAGAACATCGTCTTCAATAAACTCCGCTAAGTTTGCATCGTGAGGAACTTCGCCTTGAAACTCATCAGCATCAAACTCAAAAAAAGTTTCATCTCCAGAAGAAATAGAAACAGACTCAGGGTCTACTATTTCAATCTCTAAAGCCTCCCCTTCCATCATGGGAGACATTGGAGTTTCTAATGGGCGCTCAACAGCCATTTATCCGTTTTTCCTGAAATTCTGTGGACGAGCAGCGCCAGAGCCTCTAGCAATTGTGACTTTCCCGCCACCTGCTTTTCTTATAATCCCTCTACCCCTTGCACTAGCAGGAGATGTTGGGGTTGCTTTATTTTTTTTCTCGGTAGATTTCTTAAAATCAGACGGCTTTGGTCTTCTGCCAAGCTCGTTGAATTTATTCAAATAAGTGCGTAATCCTTTTGGCCCACCAGTTAGACCCGCAGCTTTTAACTGTTCCGCAGTTACGTTAGCAAGTGTTCGCTTACCAGACGGGCCTTCACTCGTTACATCCCTAGACTTAATGTCTGTGCCTTTGCCTGTAACTTTAGGCCTTTTAGTTAAAGCAGGCTTGGAAACTTCTGGCTTCTTTTTAGCTGTTGGAGCTTTGGGTGGCTCAACTTTAGAGATGTTTTGCTTGTCTGCCTTTGGCGGTTTCACACTCGCAGCAGGAGGCGTTTTAACATCTAGCGCCCCATTAGCAAAAACCTGCTTACGATCAGCAACACCCTGCAATTTTCTTTTGTCTTTGGCGTCAGCAAGATCGTCTAGCCGAGACTGCCTAGTTTGACCGCCACCGCCACTTCTATCTGCGGCTGTTTTGGTCTGTACTGGCCTGTCTTTAATTCTTCTAGTTGGTCTACGCATTAGCGTTTACCGCCGCGCTTGCCACCCTTGGTAGACATCTTAGTCATCATGGTCTTACCACCCTTGAAGTAGCCTTTGGTCTTGGGAACCATGCCGCCATTTTTCATCTTGCCTTCGCCGTCAGCAGCAAAGAACGGAACCATTTTCCCGTCTT